GAGTGGTTCGACGGTCCTGTTTTATTCCTTCCACATCACGCTAGGCCAGGGCAGGCTATCAATCCAATCCGTGAGAACGTCAGCGTCATTGGATACGAGGGCAGCTCCATTCAATTAGGATCTTGGCGACAGCGGCTGGAAATTATTTGCGCGCGACGTGGATGGGAATTTAAGATGAATCCCTGCTCAATGGCCGGCGTGGATGTCGCCATCGCTATGCGCGACAGAAAGGGCTATCCTGCCAGATTTTGGAAGTCGAATGTTAAGCTGGCCAATGCGCAAGCTACAGGCACGCCAATCGTGCTTGGAAGAGAGAGCGGATATTTAGAGTCACAATCAGGCGCCGAGCGCTGGGCTGATGATGAAAATGAGCTGGAGGCTGCGTTGGACTCGCTAGTGCCTTTCGAGGCGCGCGCAATTGCTTCGTCTACGCTTTTGTCTTCATTCGTGCCGATCGAAGTGATCGCGAATAGGTATTCGACATGGCTAGAAAGCACGTTGAAATCTTAATGGCGAAGCCGCCGATTCGGCCCGGCGAGAACATGCTGTCAGCGATGAGCGTGGCCATTAAGACTGCAGGCGATTCTGTGGTGTTTTCTGATCATTACATAGGCGATAGTGAAGTTCTTCTGATCTTTGGGGTTGGTTCCAAAGAGAACAGCGTCGCGCGTGACAAGCATCGCGCTGGCGGCGGAAGGACCATAATGTGGGATCTTGGGTATTTCGGAAATAGAAAGCATGCGCTTCGAGTGTCGATAGACGACGACCATCCGACGAAATTTCTTGATTTGGCGCCGACGAAAGAGCGATCATTCAATTTGCGGCTTCAAAATGTCGCGAATCCAAAAGGTCCGATATTGCTCATCGGCACCGGCGCCAAGCAACGGAGCTATCTTCGCGATTCGAATTGGGAGATAAATGCCTACGTTGCGCTAAAAAAACGATTCCCAGGCACGCGCATCATCTATCGGCCTAAATCCGCACGCGATTACATTAAATTGCCTTGCGAGCGCGAATCAGGGATGCCGATCGCCGAGGCGCTGCATGGCGTTTCATTGTTGGTTTGTCGTCACAGCAATGCCGCGGCCGATGCTGTAGTCGCTGGCGTGCCTTTCGAAGCGATTGACGGCGCAGCCACTTGGCTATCTTCTAAGCCCTACACAAGCGATAATCGCGAAGAATTCTTGGCTAGATTGGCTTGGTTTCAATGGACGCCAGAAGAAGCTCCGGACGCATGGAAATTCCTCATTAAGATGATGGATCAATGAAACTTAATATAGGCTGCGGCGAAAGGGTTCTTGCGGGCTATGTCGGTGTCGACATCGCGGCCCGAAACGCAGCAACCATCCGTGCGCCTGCACACGATTTGCCGATCGAAGATGGCGTTGCAGACGAAGTGTTGGCCATTCACTTGATAGAGCACATCTATGAATGGGAAGTCGACGACACACTTAAAGAATGGGCAAGGGTCTTGAAGAAGGGCGGCACGCTCGCGATCGAAGCGCCAGACATATTTAAGGCTTGTCGCAATGTAGCGGCTGGCGTAAAAGGCGTAAAGCATCCAGATCAACTAGGCATGTGGGGAATATTCGGCGATCCGACTGTAAAAGACCAACACATGCTTCATAAATGGGGCTGGTCTTTTAGCACTTTGCTGCCTCGTGTAAAAGCTGCCGGATTCGTCAGCGTGATCGAGGCGCAAACTCATTTTCATACCGTAGGTCGCGCAAATCGCGATTTCCGATTGGAGGCGCGACGCGGCTGATGAGAGTCTATATTGGATACGACAGTCGGGAAGTGGCCGCATATGAGGTCGCTAAGGCCACTGCTGAGGCACAAGGTTGCGAAGTCATTCCTGTGAAGGAAGACGTCTTGCGGGCCGCTGGAATGTTGACTCGACAAGTCGACCGCCGCGGCCGCATGTACGATTTCGTGTCTGGCGCGGAGCAGGCAACTGAATTCGCCATATCTAGGTTCTTTGTTCCAATCCTTGCGCAAGACGGATGGGTTTTGTTTGCCGATTGCGACGTCGTTTTTATGGATGATCCGCACAAATTGCTCCATTTTTCCGATTCGAGCAAGGCGCTCATGGTCGTGAAGCATCCATCGCTTCTAGGAACAGATGATAAAATGGACGGACAGGCGCAAGTGCCGTATCCTAGGAAGAATTGGTCATCAGTCATGCTTATTAACGCATCGCACCCTTCGCACAAATTGTTGAACACGACGGCTTTGAATTGTCTTCCGGGCCGAGATTTACATGCATTTAGCTGGCTGGATGATTCGGAAATTGGCGAGTTGCCGGAGCGCTGGAATTGGCTGGTCGGAGTTCGCCCAAAGCCGCCGAGCCCGGCAATTGCCCATTTCACGCTCGGCGGCCCATGGATCGAAGGCTGGTCGAAGGCTGAGCACGACGACATATGGCTGGAGGCTAGAGGATGACTTGGACTTCATATGTAATTTCGCCTCCGACGACTGAGCCAATCACGCTTCGTGAGGCGCGCGAGCATCTTCGTAACAATTACGAGTGCGACGATTTCAGCGAAGAGGATTATTGGCTGGAGGCGCAAATTCCTGCCGCGCGAGAGTTTTGTGAAGCGATTATCGGACGCTCGATCGCGCCGCAAGTTCGTGAATGGGCGAGCGATTGCTTTCCTTGTCGAATCGTTCTGCCATATGGGCCTGTAACTGCTATCGAAAGTATTTCATATTACGACTTAGACGGCGCGGCACAGACTTTTTCAACTTACATCACTTATGATGGCGAGATTGTTCGCAACCCTGGCGTCGAGTGGCCGGCAACAAGAGTGCAGCCGGGCGCAGTTCGAATTCGATATACAGCAGGATATGGAAACGTTGGCGATAGCCCCGCAACGATTCCACTTCCGAAGTCAATTAAGATTGCGATGCTTTTGGTTCTTGGCTCGCGCTATGACCTTCGGGAAGATGCGACTGCGATGAAGATTGAGACAATACCAGAAGGCGTTCTCAACATCCTGGAGCCGTATCGACGTCGGCTGTCGATGGCATGAATTACTGGGCCGTTCCTAGGATGTGGGAAGGTCGCACCGTTGCGATCTTCGCTGGCGGATCGTCGCTTAGCGTGAGTGACGTCGCGCTCATTCGTGAAACTCAGGCGCCCGTTATCGTAGTGAACGACGCTTACAAATTGGCGCCTTGGGCCGATTTGCTTTATGCAGCTGATTTCGATTGGTGGCGAGTTCGTTGGCTGGACGTTAGGAATTTTGAAGGGCTAAAGGTAACGGTTGGCGATCGAACGATTCATCCCGATATCCAATCATTGCGCAACACGGGCCGGAAGGGTTTCGATCCAGATCCGACTTGCATACGAACAGGCGGCAATTCTGGATATCAAGCAATCCACATTGCCATCGCGTCCGGCGCGGCGCGCATTTTGCTGCTCGGTTATGACATGACTGGCACGCACTGGTTCGGCAATCACAAGCCGCCGCTTGCAGATCCTCCGCCGTCGTCCTTCGATATATGGATCCCTGCTTTCGAAGGGCTTAATGGCCATGGAGCGGATATCATAAATTGTTCGCCTATTTCAAAGATCACGTGCTTCGAGAAAGGATCATTGGAAAAGGAAATTGAGGCGCTTGGGAAATGGCATCGATAGCCGCGGGCTCGTTAAGGAGCAGGATTTGCATTCAATACCGCGCGGCCGGGCAGGACGATCATGGCCAGCCGAACGGCGCTTGGGTTAACTTAACGCGCGGCAGCATTCCAGCCAACATTCTTTTCCCTTCAGGCGCAGGCTACATCCGACAAGAAACTGTATCTGGCGGCCATGAGCTTTCACAAGCCGCGGCCAGCATTCGTATCCGGTGGATTAATCGTCACACCATAACGGCAGGCATGCGGATCGTCCACGGATCGAAAATATACGAAATAAAAGCTGTCTTGCCTGACGAGCAAACGCGAAAGTACATCGATCTCGCCGTTGGATACGGGGCGAACAATGGCTAGGCGGCCTACCGCAATGCTCTTTCAGGTTGAAGGGAACGGGCTCAGCCTAACATCCAACATGGCGGCTGCGCTGACCGCGCTTGAGGAAGGAATTCAGCAAAAAGT